TGCCGCGCCCCACGAACGAACAATTAGGAATCTAACATGGCCTCTACAATAGCAGCAATTACTACAGGTGTCGGCGGCGTTGTCACTACCGCAGACGCATCGGGCAATCTGAACCTGCTCGCGGGAACCACTACGGTAGTGGCTCTGACGACTGCGGGCGCAGCGGTCACGGGAACGCTGAGTGCGACGGGACTTATTACAGCGGGGGCTAACCTTGAAGTGGGGTCTGGTGGAAACTTAGTCGTTGGAGGAGCCAGCACTTACGGTCAATTTATATATGCAGCAAATTCTTCCGCACACACGCATGTCTACTTTTCAAATTCAAATGGCAACGTAGGAACAATATCAACGTCCGGCTCTGCAACCTCTTACAACACCTCATCCGATTATCGTTTGAAAGAAAACGTCCAGCCCTTAACAGGTGCTTTGGCTACCGTTGCTGCAATTAAACCTGTGACGTTCAATTGGAAATCAGACGGTTCTGACGGTCAAGGTTTTATCGCTCACGAACTGCAAGCGGTTGTGCCGGATTGCGTGACAGGTGAAAAAGACGCAACCCGCGAAGAAGAATACGAAGTCACTCCAGCCGTTCCTGCGGTAGTGGATGCAGAGGGCGTAGAAACAACTCCTGCGATACAGGCTGTTAAAGGCACTCGCACAGTTCCATCGTATCAGGGCGTCGATACTTCATTTTTAGTTGCCACATTAACTGCGGCAATCCAAGAGCTTAAAGCCATCATCGACACACAAGCAACCCGCATAGCCGCACTGGAAGCTAAATAAAACTCAAGCATTAGGAATCTAACATGGCCTCAACATACAGCACTAATCGCTGTTGATAACGCCGGTATTATAAAATCAGTTTTTATAAATAGATAAATATAACTGGAGAATATTCATATGAGTGACAATATCGCAATCGCAATCGATGCTCTTTCAAATGGGCATCCAAATGAATTTAAAGACGCGATCTCTAGCGAATTATTGGCTAGACTGAGCGACAGGATTGATATGGAAAGAACACAAGTCGCTTCAAAGTTGTTCGGAGCATCAACAGAGGAAGAGCCATCTGATGAAAATTAAGACGTTTAGCGAGCTTCGCGAAGCTGCGAAAGACAAAGCAGCCAAAGCACAAACTACTACAAAAGATAAAGAATCTGATTTTTTCGGTACGTCTAGAGTCAAGGGTGAACAGGATTTCAGAGATGCTCATGGAATGGATGTTCAAATTAAAGCGAATAAATTAAAAGATAATGATCATTTTTCTCCAAATCTGAAGCCAGCGACTCATCGCGCGGATGGCGAAAAAAATCCAATCCGTCAGGGTAACTCTAGTCAACCAGGACCCACAAAACTTTTTCAAGTTAAAGAAGAAGAACAGATTGATGAGAGTCTAGATTCTATTGCTAAAAAACATGGCATGAAATATACGACTACAGCCTATGGTGCTGGAATGGAACATCCAACTAAAGGTAAAATCTCTATTAATCGTTATGGCGAATGGCATCATAAAGGAACTAATAAAAAAGGTGATAGTGAAGATAATTTTTCTAGTTTAGATAAACACCTTTCGACACTTAAAGAAGAAGAACAGATTGATGAAAATAAAATCACTCATATTATACCCAAAGAACATTTAAAAGCTCATGAGCTTTTTATGCATGAAGAAGGATTTCCTAAAGTAAAAACTCAACCACTACCTAAAGGACATCCAGATGAGAGAACTCATATTGGAATAATTGCGCGAGATCCTAGGGAATTTAGATATCATAGTGATGGGGCTTATCCGATAAAAGAAGAAAATATCGAAATGAATGAAGATGTTTTTTCAAGTTTAAAAGCTCTTGCTTCATCAAATAAATCAGGAAATCTAAAATTTAAAAACGGCGAAACTGGTTTAGTAAATTCGAAGTCTGCTGGAAAAATTGTTGATGCTTATAATAAACTCAGTCCAGAAAATGCAAAACAAATGAAATTGAAAATGAATTCAGATGTTGTTGGATTCATGAAAGTTTTGCATTTCGTAGACAAGTCAGCGAAGGCGGTGTAATATGGCACAGAATGTAGTCACAAATAAGAGTATCAAGAATGGATATGTCACAATTAATATTGGATCTGGTGGTTCATTTTTTCTAAATACTTCAGCATCCGGTACAGGCGCTAATGGTCCTGGCGAAACTGTTCAAACAATGAATATTGTTGATATGAAATTTTCTATAGCCAATAACGCATTCTACACGATTAAACGTGGTGCAAATACTGTTGCAGTCTTATCAGGAAATGATAACTGGGCCCTCAACGATGGTATGCTTATCGATACAGCAGGTGGCGAACCGAGCGCAAACGTAGTTGTTACGAAAACTGGTTCAGGCCCTTCAACGCTACTTATCAAATTACACAAACGCAGTGCAGTAACTGGCGGGAGTATCTACTAATGTTACTAATGACTGAAATAAATGAAGATGTCAAAATCATTTCTGAAGCCAACGATCAAGGTGGTAAGAGTTGGTTCATTGAAGGCATTTTCATGCAAGGTAATAAAGAAAATAAAAATAAACGAATATATTCAACAGAAACTCTGCAGCGCGAATCTGATAGATATAACAAAGATTATATAGACATGAATCGTGCTTATGGCGAATTGGGGCATCCTTCTGGACCAAATATCAATCTAGAGCGTGTGTCACACATGATTAAGAGTTTGAAACGTGAGGGCGATAATTTCGTCGGTCGAGCTAAAATTTCAAATACACCATATGGTAATATTGCAGCTAATTTGATGGCCGATGGTGCAAGATTAGGAGTTTCTACTCGAGGTTTAGGATCTTTGAAAGAGCATTCCACATTAAGAGGTGTTATGGAAGTTCAAGGCGACTTTCATTTGGCTACTCCAGCAGATATAGTCGCTGATCCCTCAGCTCACGACGCTTTCGTTCATGGTGTTATGGAAGGAAAAGAATGGATTTGGGAGAATGGAATCATCAAAGAGAACGAAATCGATAAGATGAAAAGAACTATAAACGAAGCTGCCGCACGTAAACAAACAGAAGCAGCTTCTATTCAAGTATTTTCTAACTTTATGAGAAAACTTTCAGGGCGTTAACCTTTTAGTTTTTATAAATAAAGATAGAATCCAAAAATAAGTGAGGAGAAATCAATGACGATTCAAAATCGAGAAATAGAAGAAGTTAAATCATCTTTCGGAGTTAATGCCGAGGTCGCTGATGCTGTTGACAAAAAAGCTGTGGCTCCCGGTAAAGTTCAAAAGAATGGTGATCAAGAGTCACAGTCGATTCCCCAAGGATCATCTCTTCCAAAAACCAAAATCAGTATGATCAATGCTGTTATGTCAAAACTTTCGCAAATGAAAAAAGAAGACGTAGAGCAGCAATTAGCTTCAATGGATACAGAAGAAGAAGAAGAACAGATCGATGAAACTGAAGAACAGATCGACGAGTTAGACGCATCAACACTAAAGAGTTATAAAGCTAAGGCTGTAGATTCTGGTCGTTCAGCAATGATCACAGGAAACAAACCTACTCTTGCAAAACGTACAGCTGGAGTAAAAAATGCGAATAAAAAGTTGGGAGAAACTCATAAAATTTCTCGCGAAGATATCAATGTTAGTGAAGATATCGCCGCAGCTTTTTCTGGTTCAGATCTTTCAGAAGAATTCAAAGCTCAAGCCACTGAAATTTTCGAAACAGCTGTTGTATCTTCAGTGAATATGAAACTAGCAGAAATGGCTGAGCAAGCCGAAGAAGAACATGCCGAAGAAATGAAAAGTATTGAAGAAGGTCTAACAACAAAGATCGACGAGTATCTCGATTACGTTGTTGAGCAGTGGATGGAAGAAAATAAACTAGCTGTTGAATCTGGTCTTCGTTCAGAAGTCACAGAGAACTTTCTCAGCGGTCTTCGCAATCTATTCGCAGAAAACTGGATTGACATTCCAGAAGAAAAAGTTGAAGTTGTTGAAGAGCTTGCTGGAGAAGTAGAGCAGCTCACAGCTAGTCTTGATGAAGAAATGCAAAAGAATATTGAACTCAAGAAACAAGTAGAAAAGTTTGAGCGTGAAATTGCTTTCGTAGATGTTTCCGAAGGTCTCACTGAGATGCAGATTGCAAAATTTGAATCTCTTGCAGAAGCAGTTGATTATGAAAATGCAGAAAGCTACAAGGAAAGACTCGAAACTATTCGCACGAGTTTTTTTGAAAGCCGTAGCCAAGATGTAACGGAAGGTAGAACGACACTTGATGAAGAATTTATTGAAACAAGTGAGATATCGGAAAAGAAACTTGAACCAAATATGCAAGTGTATTCCGCAGCAATTAGCCGCTCAGTTAAGAAATAACTTTTTATAAATAATCAATGAAGACGTTTTCCCAAGGAAAAAAGGAGAAATTATGAGTTCAGAAAATCTTATTCAAAAATGGCTGCCAGTTCTAGAGCATCCAGACCTTCCCGCAATTCGGGATTCACATCGTCGGAACGTAATGGCAACTCTTCTTGAAAACCAAGAAAAGTCTTCACGCGAAGATGGTTATGGTTCGGGCGGCTATCGTGGCACCTCACTACTTGGTGAAGCCATTGGTCAACCTACTAATGCTATGGGTGCTTCAAGCTCAACAGCTTCAGCAGGTGCGATCGATACTTTCGATCCAGTTCTAATCTCGCTGGTTCGTCGTTCAATGCCAAATCTAATCGCTTATGACATCTGCGGCGTTCAGCCAATGACCGGTCCTACTGGTTTGATTTTCGCAATGCGTTCGCGCTTCACCAGTCAGACTGGCACAGAAGCTCTGTTCAACGAAGCTAATACTTCGTTCTCAGCTTCGGCTGCTGGTAACACAGCTTCTATCCAAGCTGCTAACGCTTCAGGTGGATCTGGTCATACTGGTACAGATCCTACAGCACGCGCTTCAGGATCAGGCTACACAGTTGAAACAGGTATGACAACTGCTGCTGCTGAACAACTTGGATTCGGTGCTAATCATCAATTCCAAGAAATGGCATTCTCGATCGAAAAGATTGCCGTCACTGCAGTCAGCCGTGCTCTAAAAGCTGAATACACGATGGAACTTGCTCAAGATCTAAAAGCTGTTCATGGTCTTGATGCAGAAACAGAACTCGCGAATATTCTTTCAGCTGAAGTTCTTGCTGAAATTAACCGCGAAGTTATCCGCACAATCAATTACTCAGCTACTGCTGGTGCACAAGAAAACGTAACAACTGCTGGAACGTTCAATCTTGACACCGATTCAAACGGTCGTTGGATGGTTGAGAAGTTCAAGGGTCTTCTGTTCCAAATCGAACGTGATGCGAACCAGATTGCAAAAGCTACACGTCGCGGCAAAGCTAACATCATGATTTGTTCTTCAGATGTTGCTTCTGCGCTTCAGATGGCTGGTGTTCTTGATTACACTCCAGCAATGGCAGTAAATCTTCAAGTCGATGACACTGGCAGCACTTTTGCTGGTACATTGAACGGTCGTATCAAAGTTTACATCGATCCATATTTCTCTTCGTCAACCGGCAAGCAATACTTCACGCTTGGTTACAAAGGAAGTTCTGCGTTTGATGCTGGTCTGTTCTACTGCCCATACGTTCCTCTCCAAATGGTTCGTGCGGTTGGTCAAGATACATTCCAACCAAAAATCGGCTTCAAGACACGTTATGGTATCGTTGCCAACCCATTCGCAACAGCTGATGCGAACGGTGTTCCTGCTCGCTTGGGTTCTGGTGATGGTAATAAATACTATCGCTTCGTCGCTGTGACCAATCTCATGTAGGCCTACCCAAAACAGCAATACAGAAAGACAAAAAACCCCGGAGTTTCTTCCGGGGTTTTTTTTAAAGTATAATAATTATAATTGTAGTGTATTTAATGGGAGTCTTGTAAACTCCCATTTTTTTAAAAGGAATTCTATGCCAGCAACTACATTTATTGGTGCAAAAATTGCAGCAGCACTCGGCGGACTATTTGGAGGTTTAGCAGTTATGGCGTTCATGAAACCTACAACGCTACTAGACGCGACCATCAGAGGTGGTATTTCTACAGGAACTGCGATCATAGGATCAACTCTCATGATCGACACTATGAATTGGTCCAATGCTGTTGAGTATCATGCTATAGCAGGTGCAATGATTGGATTTTGTGCTTGGGGTGTATTAGGCATGTGCGCTAGAGTTTTTATCAAAGTTGAACAAAATAAATTAGATGCAGTTCAAATTGCATCTGCAGTTGCAGCGAATAATCTAGACGAAGCAATGAAGCCTGCTACTCCTAAAGTTCGTAGAAAACAGGTTGTTAAAAAACACTAAATATAGTTTTGAACGGAAAACTAAATCATGAGTGTATCTGAAAATCAACCTACAAATTTAAATTACTTATCACAGTTAGGATTTCGTTTTTCAATAAAGAAATTGCCTAATGTGAATTATTTTTGTCAGAAGGCTTCTCTTCCGAGCATATCACTCGATGCAATTGAATTTCAAACTCCTTTCGGAAATATTCCAAGAGCAGGAAACAAATTAAAATACTCTACAATACCCATATCTTTTAGGGTAGACGAAGACTTTAAGAATTATATAGAAATTCATGACTGGATGGTTGGGCTAGGACATCCAGAAGATTTTAGTCAAACGAGAGAGTTATCTAATAATGCTCCTGGTCCGATTAGACGAATCGGAAGCGCAGCCTCTTTTGTTTCTGATGGAACATTGAATATTCAAACAAGTAATAGAAATCCATCAATTAATATCTTTTTCTACGATATGTTTCCTACTGATCTAACTGAATTGGTTTTCGATACAACTGCGTCAGATGTTGACTACATCGAAGCCACTGTTACTTTCAGTTATAGACGCTATGTCATCGAGAGAGTCTCTTAATACAATGACCCTTCGGAACACATGTATTATATCAAGAACTTACATAATTGTCAAGGTATAATTCAAAGCCAAAAATAAGCCTTTACTTTATTTGCAATTTATTATATAATTGGTACTTATGAAAATTGATGAAATTTTAACTGAGTGGAAAAACGATACTGTTCTAGATGATTTAAATCTAGACGCTGAGTCGACTCGCATACCAAACCTACATGCGAAATATATAACATTATTATCCGATGATCGAAGAGCCCTTCGCGGATATCAAAGTCATAAAAAACAAATCATTTCAAAGTTGCGGAATTATTATTCTGGATCTGCAACTCAGCAAGAGTTGGCTGATCTTGGTCGCGAACAATTCTTAGGAAAAACTCTTAAGAATGAAATCATGATCAATGTAGATTTAGATGAGTTGATAATTTCTATCGATGCTAAGATATCTCTTTTCGAAATAAAAGTTCAGGCGCTTGAGGATATTATGAAGTCTATTAATTCTAGAGGATATCAAATTAAAAATGCAATCGACTGGCGTCGGCTAACCCTCGGTGGATAAATTTGTCCTCTGATATAATAATCCACAAGATTAATGAATCTAGGATTAAGATAGAAACTAATCAAGGAATACTGAGAGAGATCTCAGAAAGATTTACATTTGATGTTCCTGGTGCAAAATTCATGCCATCCTATAAAAGTCGTCAGTGGGATGGCAAAATGCGATTAGTCGACTCTCGCAACTGCACAGCATTTACTGGCTTGCATTCAGCTATTGAAGAATTTGCAAATGAACGTTCATATAGTTATGAAGCACATGAAGATCTGCAATGTAATGATGAGATATCTTTAACAGAAGCAAATGAATTCATAAAGTCTCTGAAATTGCCTGTTGTTCCTCACGAACATCAAATTAGAGCATTCACGTTAGCAGTAAGAAATAAAAGATCCGTTTTAATTTCTCCGACAGCTAGTGGAAAATCTCTAATAGCATATATGATAGTTAGATGGTATAATGTAAAGACGCTAATTGTAGTTCCGACAATATCTCTTGTATCTCAATTAGAAAAAGATTTCATTTCATATGGTTATGAAGATTCTATACATCAAGTGGTTGGCGGAGTAGAAAAAGAAACGACTGGGCAAATCACAATTTCTACATGGCAGTCCATGTATAATATGCCTCAAGAATTCTTTTCAGATTTTGAAGTTGTTATTGGTGACGAAGCGCATTTATTTAAAGCGAAGAGTCTTACAAGTATTATGGGTAAGATGATCAATACACAGTATAGATTTGGTATGACAGGAACGTTAGATGGTGCTCAGGTCCATGAATTAGTATTGCTTGGCTTATTTGGAAAAGTAGAAAGAATAATTCAAACAAGCGAACTTATTGATTCTGGAAAACTTGCATCTATCGATATAAAAATTATCGTTCTGAAGCACCCAAAACAAAATGCATCAGATAGAACATATCCGGAAGAACTCGAATATATTATTTCCAATCATGCTAGAAATAAGTTTATAACGAATCTTGCTCTATCTCTAAAAGGCAACACACTATTACTCTATACATTTGTTGAAAAACATGGTCAGATATTATACGACATGATACTCGAGAAAAACGATGCATCGCATTCCTGTCATTTTGTCAGTGGCGATGTTGATGGAAATGAAAGAGAAAATATTCGTAGTTTGGTGGAAGGTTCGAGCGATAGCATAATTGTAGCTTCCTTTGGAACATTTTCTACAGGAATAAATATTAGGAATCTTCATAATATTATATTCGCAAGTCCGACAAAAAGTAGAATTAGAACTTTGCAGTCGATTGGTCGTGGGCTTAGAGTTAGTGATACAAAAGTTTCTTGCAAATTGTTCGATATTGCAGATGATATTTCTTTAAAAAATAAGAAGAATTTTACATTAAATCATCTGATAGAAAGAGTTAGAATGTATAATGAAGAATCCTTTCCTTATCAGATATACACAATTAAATTAAAGGATTAGAATGAGTGATATTTGTTACATTAAAATGAGCAACGGGGAAGATGTAGTTTCCACAGTATTAGAAGAAGACGATGAATGTTATTATGTTACATATCCATTAAAATTTGTGTATACAAAAAATTCGACAAATGAATCTATAATCATGGGAATGATTCCATGGGTTCCTTCTGAAGAACTGATGAATTCTATATTTCAAATTTATAAGTTTAATCTGATTACAATTCTTCCTGCTCCAGAAAAATTAAAGGCACATTACGAGTTGCAAATGGGATTATCAAAAGAAAATATAGCAACAAAGATACGAGATCTATACGAAAAATTGCATGAAAGTCCAGAATTGCGTGAACTTTGGACTGCCAATACTTCAAACGATTGGATTAACTAGGAATAATATATTATGACTACTACAAAAACAAAACCACACTATGTAGATAATGCTAAACTATATTTGGCAATGGTCGAATATAAAAATTCAGTGAGTGAAAATCTAGAAAATAATAAACCGCCACCTCTGATATCTAATTATATCGGAGAATCGATTATGAAGATATCCACCCATTTAGCATATAAGCCTAATTTTTCTAATTACACCTTTAGAGAAGAAATGATATCTGATGGTATCGAAAATTGTTTACAGTATATCAATAATTTTGATCCAAATAAATCTAAAAATCCATTCGCATATTTTACTCAGATAATATTCTTTGCGTTTATTCGTAGGATTCAAAAAGAGAAAAAATATCTATATACGAAATATGCAGCCATAGGTCGCGCAAATATAACTCATGAAACTTCACAACTTCAGGACCACGATCATGGACGTCAATATAATGATCAGATACAATATGGTGAGTGGTCACAAGAACAAATGAATACTTTTATGTCTGACTTCGAAAAAAAGATAATCAGTAAGAAGAAAATTAAAACAAAAGTTGCTGCATGAAAATAGCTATATTAGGTGATTTACATTTTGGTGCAAGGAATGATAGTCAAGAATTTCTTTCTTATTTCGATAAATTTTTCGAGGAAATTTATTTTCCAGAATTAGAGAAACGAGGAATTAATCAAGTCATTCAGCTTGGTGATATTGTCGATCGTAGAAAGTTTATCAATTATTTAACTCTAAACAAACTCAAATCGTTTGTCGATAAACATAGAGACAATAATGTTACTCTACACGTTCTTATCGGAAACCACGACGTCCCGTTTAGAAATACTAATTCTATAAATTCAATGGGTGAATTGTTTTCCGATAATAATTTTCTTCACGCATACGCAGGTCCTAAAGAAATAGAAATTGATGGATGTAAATTGATGATGATGCCATGGATCAATAGTTCGAATTATGAAGAGTGTATGGAAATTATGAAAACGACTAAGGCTCAAATTTTATTTGGGCATTTAGAAATAAAAGGTTTTGAGATGTATAGGGGAATGCCCTCTCACGATGGATTCGATGCTTCTAAATTTGATAAATTTGATACTGTATTTTCTGGACACTTCCATAGAAAATCAGAAAGCGGAAACATACGATATGTAGGAACGCCTTATGAGATAACTTGGTCGGATCATGGCGATCCTCGCGGATTTCATATATGGGATACAGAAACTAGAGAACTAGAATTTATCGAAAATACAAATAAGATGTTTTATAAGGTATGGTATGATGATACTGAACAAACACTGGATAAACTTCTTAGTCAAAATTTCGACTATGTAAAATCTTCATATGTTAAAGTTATTGTTCAGAATAAGACTAATCCGTATTGGTTTGATTTATTTGTAAATAAAATTTACGAAGCAGCACCATCCGATGTTACAATTGTTGATGATCATAGAAATATGAATGATATAGATACAACCGATTTAGCCAATGAAGCCGAAGACACTTTGACAATTTTGTCCAAATATGTAGGAAACTTAGAAACTAATGTTGATAAAAAAGACCTTGACAAATTAATGCATTCGTTATATAATGAATCTTTGTCTATGGAATTAGATGAATGCTGAAATTTAAATCTGTTAGATGGAAAAATTTACTGTCTACGGGAAGCGCCTTTACAGAAATCCTATTAGATAGAAACACAAATACTCTAGTCGTTGGCGAAAATGGTGCAGGTAAGTCGTCTGTTCTAGACGCTCTTTGTTTCGTTCTTTATGGTAAGCCATTTCGCAAGATCAAAAAAGATCAGCTGCTCAATTCTATAAATGGTCGCGAGCTTATTGTGGAAATTGAATTTGAAATATACAATAAGCAATATAAAATTATTCGTGGAATAAAACCTACGATTTTTGAAATATATCAGAATGATGTTTTATTAGATCAGGACGCTGCTAGTAGAGACTATCAAGAATATCTAGAGAAGAATATTTTGAGAATGAACATGAAATCGTTCACTCAGATTGTAATTCTAGGATCGTCGTCTTTCGTTCCGTTCATGCAACTTCCGGCAGGGATTCGTAGAGAAGTTATCGAAGATCTCTTAGACATTCGAATCTTTTCGACAATGTCTGTTTTATTGAAAGATAGAGTATCTAGCAACAAAGATGATATTTTAACGAATAAGAACGAAATTCAAAATTCTGTAGATATATTAGAACTACACGAAAAGCAAAAGAAAAAGAATAGTGAAAAGAAAAATGAATTCATTATTGTTTCCAATGAAAGAATATCAGAATTACAATTCAATATTGACAGAGTGAACAAAGAAATAGCTATAGTTCAAAGCGAGATAGACAAATTATTGATTGATATTGAAGATGAATCTAAAGTCATCAATAGAATATCTAAGATTGAATCATTAGAGAATGATTTAGAATCTACAAAAACTAAAGCCAAAAAGACTATAAAATTCTATGAAGAACACGATAATTGTCCTACCTGCACGCAAACCATTGACGCACTTATCAAGTCGCGGAAAATCGAGGAAAGACAATCGGCATTGGATAAGATTAGCGACGCGCTTATTGTTCTTGGAAAAGAACTCAGTGAAACTCAGAATAGGTATCAAGAAATATCTAAGATTAATAAAGACATCAAAGATAAACAGTATAGGATTACAAATGCTTTGTCAGCTTCTGTGCTCACGGATCAACGTGAAATTAGTATTCTGCAAAAGCAAATCTCAGATACCACAACTGATAAAGAAACAGAAACAGATATCGAAATACATCAAATCGAAAACAGACTCAGTGAGCTACGATTAATAAAAGAACAGCTTCTGCATAAAAAAGAATTATATGAATTGGCTGGAATTATATTGAGAGATGGTGGTATTAAGTCGCGAATCATCAAGCAATATATACCGATTATGAATTCTCTGATTAACAAATATCTTGCTTCGATGGATTTCTTTGTTAAGTTTCAATTGAACGAATCATTCGAAGAAACTATTCTTTCTCGTCACAGAGACGACTTCACTTATGATTCGTTCAGTGAGGGTGAAAAAATGAGGATCGACCTAGCCTTACTCTTCACATGGAGAACTATCGCTAGGATGAAAAATAGTGCAAATACAAATCTTCTTATTTTGGATGAAGTCTTTGACGCGTCATTAGATGCAAACGGATGTGAAGAATTTCTAAAGCTGATTCATAGTTTGGAAGATGCAAATGTATTCGTGATATCTCATAAAGGAGACATTTTGCAGGATAAATTTAGAAGCACGATTAAATTTGAAAAACATAAAAACTTTTCTAGAATATCTGTTTAACTTGGAGATTATATGACAAAAGAATTTTTATCTGAATATGGATCTAATCCGCCTATTGTGGAATGTGATCGCGCTGATTGTAGAATAGTTAAAGGTAAGAAATTTACTCCGATGAATCAAACGGAAGTTTATGATAAGCACGGAAATGTTGTAAATGAAAATTGTTCTAGAGTAGGAATGCAATGTTTAGTTTGTGGTAAAGAATGGATAAGGATGGAATCATGAAATTATCTTTAGTGAGTCCTGATCATCCGATACTTCGTCAAAAAGCTGAAGATTTTAATTTTGATGTAGTTGGAATATATGATCCAAAAGAATTATTTGAAAGCATGTGTGATCTCATGTGCAAAGAACGTGGTATAGGATTAGCTGCTCCGCAATGTGGTATTCCTTTAAATGTTTTTATTATGGGAAATCCATCTGATCCTTCTTCTATCGTATCAGTATTTAATCCAAAAATTATTGAAGATATAGGAACAGAAGTATACTATGATGAAGGCTGCTTAACATTTCCTGGTCTATTTGTTAGGATGAAACGTAATAGCGCAATCCGTGTTCGATACACAAACTATAAAAATTATACAGATACAATAAAATTTGATGGTATGACTGCTAGAGTATTTCTTCATGAATTTGATCATCTACAAGGAATCCTCTACACTGATATGGCTAAACCTTACCACATAGAAAAAGCGAAACGTAAACAGAAAATCTATGTCAAACAAAAACAGAGACAACATGCACTACTTTAAGAGTGATGTTACTTTAGAGTCGTCCAAAAAATTATTCACTGTAATTTCTACATTTGCTGGCGGAGGTGGATCCTCTACTGGATATCGTTTGGCTGGAGGAAATGTTCTTGCAATAAATGAGTTCGTTGAAGAAGCCATTAAAACGTATTCGCTGAACTTTCCAGATACTAAAATTATTCCTGGTGATATAAAAAAACTTTCCGGAAAAGACTTTCTAGATATCTCTGGATTAAAAGAAGGGGAGTTAGATATATTTGATGGTTCTCCTCCTTGCTCTGCATTTTCTGTTTCTTCTTCATCTAAGGGAAAGAATTGGAAAGGAGCAATAGTAGATACTCGAAAATCATATTTCGATGACGAAGGCGAAATGGTTCACGAGGGATCTGTGAAAATCAGTTCTGGTATAAAGTCGTATTCTGATGGAAAGACTGTAGAGGCTATTGAAGATCTATTCATCGAATTCATTCGCATTGCTAAAGATATAAAACCTAAAGTCATTATCGCAGAAAATGTAAAAGGTTTGACAATGGAAACAGCTCGGGCTAAACTAGCCGAGTTCATTAACGGATTCGAAAAGATCGGATATCTTACCACATATAAAGTATTAAATGCGGCTGAGTATGGAGTTCCGCAGAGTAGACAAAGAACGTTCTTTGTTTGTGTAAGAGAAGACGTTGCTGATGCAATCGGAATGAATATGCTAAATGTAAATAGTATTGCATTTCCAGATCCATCTACTCCAAAAGAACGTGGAGAATATTCTAAAGATGTTTCTATTGAGAAAGCGATCGATGATCTAGTCAACGATCCGAAAGAAGTAAAAGAACTATTAGATGTTGTTGAAAATGGATTTCTAAAAAAGTTCGTAGCTTTGTTACCAAAAAATCCATCTAAAGTTTTGCAGCCAAAAGAAACGTGTTTTAATTTAAAGCGACCAGCCCGTCATCTTCCGTGTCCTACTCTGACTCAAACTGGTCAACAAAAAGGTGCATCGGGTGTTATACATTATAATGAAGATCGCAAGTTGACAATTAATGAATTGAAGCGTATAATGAGCCTTCCTGATGATTATGAATTGACAGGAACTTTCGACCAACAAGCAGAGCGCATCGGAAGAATGGTTGCTCCGAAGATGATGTTCGCTTTAGCAAGCCACGTTTATAAAAATATATTGAAACCTTATAAGGATATATCATGACACAACCATTTACATTCGCACAACGCTCTGAAGGATTCGATACACATATAGATTTGTCGATTAGAGGATATTCGAATTTAATAGACGATGTTCTGAAATTTTCAGAATATTTTGTGGAAGATGACACAAATGTTGTTGATATTGGATGCTCTACCGGAAAAATGCTGAGAGCTATGATAGATCAAAATTCCTTTTCTAAAAGCGCACAGTATGTTGGAATTGAATTAGAAAAAGAATTTGTTGCTGGATGGGAAGAAATTACAACACCAAATTTAGAGTTCTTAAACGAAGATGTTCGCTCATATACTTTTGATAATTGTTCTTTCGTTTCTTCGATTTTTACTCTGATGTTTATGCCACCAAATCAACGAAAGGACGTTATCTGTAATATTTATGATGGATTAAATTCCGGTGGTGCGTTCGTTTTTTCCGAGAAGACCATGGCAGACTCTGCAAAAATTCAAGATATTAGAACTTTCACATATTATGACTATAAGAGAAAGAGTTTCACAACTGACGATATTATGGATAAAGAAAAAACTTTGCGGTCGATGGCCAAACCAAATACATATGACGAATTGCTAAATATGTGCAGCGAGGCAGGTTTTAGTAAAATCGAATCTTTCTGGCAAAATCACGCATTTGTAGGATTTCTAGCGATAAAATAAGCCTTGACAATTAACCTTCATGGTAGTATAATAATATCATTAAACTACGGAAAAAAATCATGATTGACAAACTTGCAAAATTGCTCGCGACAGAAGATATCATTGTCGAACATCGTAATGCGATTACAGCATCTTTTGATACTAAGAATAGAATTTTAACTCTTCCGATGTGGAAAGATACATCCCATACATTGGAAACACTATTAGTGGGTCATGAAGTCGGTCATGCTCTATATACTCCAGATTCCGGTTGGAGTCAGATGGCTAATCAAAAGAAAATGATCTGTAATGTTGTAGAAGATGCTCGAATTGAGCGTAAGATGAAGATTAAATATCCAGGGCTTCGTCGTGATTTCTACGAAGGATACAAAGAACTCTTTGATAAAGATTTTTTCAAGATCAAAGATAAAAAAATAGAAACGATGAATTTCTTGGATCGCCTAAATCTACATTTTAAGATAGGCGCATTCCAAAGTATTCCTTTTGAAGAAGATGAAAAATGTTTTGTAGATGATGTCGAAAATGCAAAAACATGGAATGAAATTATAGATATAACAAATCGAATATTTAATTTCTTAAAGAAAAAAGAGGATGATTTAGATTCACCTCCAGAATATATTCGTGGAGATAAATCGAAAGATTCTGATGGAGAAGGTCAAGAAGATTCTGATGGAGAAGGTCAAGAAGATTCTGATGGAGAAGGCCAAGAATATTCTGATGGAGAAGGCCAAGAAGATTCTGATGGAGAAGGCCAAGAAGATTCTGATGGAGAAGATGAATTTTCTTGCAATACGCAAACAGCTATGAATGATAATATTGCAGAAAAATTGATTGATGATAAATCAAAACCATTCGTCTATGTAAATATCGAAGATGTTGAATATAAAGATAAAACACTTTCTTATACAACAATTCTTCAGATGTTTAGAGATGAAAAAAACAAATCTATAAATTGTGGAAATATAGGTAGTCGTGAAGATTTAATTTCCAAAATCGCCAAACAAAATAAAGTTTCGTGGAATAAGTTCTTAAATGTAAATAGTAAAGTCGTTTCTTATCTAGTCAAAGAATTTGAAATGAAAAAGGCTGCAGATCATTACATCAGACAGCGCGAAGCAAAAACGGGAGTTATCAATTGCAATAAACTTCATGCATATACGATTATTGATGATATCTTTAAAAAGACCGTAATTTTACCAGAATCTAAAAATCATGGATTAGTTCTTTTCGTTGATTTTTCTGGATCTATGTCCGAGAATATGCACGGAACAATTGAACAATTACTATGCTTGACTTTATTTTGTCGTAGAATTAATATTCCTCATCGCGTTTATGCGTTTACTGATCAGAAGTTTAGTGAGGAATATATGCCTAAACCATCTTATATTTCTAATCGTGTTGGTGATATCATTGTTCGTGATGAAGATAAATTGCTCGAACTCTTTACAGAGAAAATGCGAAATAATCAATTTTCTGAAATGGGTGAATGGCTTTTGAATTTTGCAGAGGGACTTGATAGATATAGAACTAGAAACTATATTAAACATGATGCAGATAAATGGTATTCTTCGTGTATTCATTTGAATTCAACACCATTGAATTCATCATTAATTTATGCACGCAAATTAATTACAGATTTCAAAAAACAGACAAATGCACAAATAGTTAATTGCGTTGTTTTGACTGATGGTGACTCTAATGCTAATTCGTATGTAGGTGAATTGGGACCTGTTGGTTTCGGATATAGCATTAGATCCAAACTGATCGCTCGTGATATTCAGACTAAACAAGAAATCGTAATAAAAAAATCCACACACGATACTGCATATGGTCAGAGAAATACTGATATTTTTGTTGAATTTCTTAGAAACAGATGCGATATTAATGTAATTTGTTATCGAATTGAAAATTCATATTCAAGAATCAGAAAAACAATTCATGGCGCATACGATCTTGAGATCGCGGAAATAAATTGCAAAAAAATGCGAAAACAAAAATATTTTCAGATGAAGGATTTCATGAAATTCGATGATTATTTCTTGATCCATGGTGGAGAAAATATCAATACCGAAGATTCTTTGTTAGGTGATGAAATACACGAGACCAAAAATACCCTTATGAAAGCGTTTATGAAAGCCAATGTTCGCCGTGGTGTTAGTCGCGTTCTCTTATCGAAATTTATTGAGAAAATTGCAGCATAATTTGCCTTGACAATTAGCTGTGAATGAAGTATAATATTAATTCCGTATCAACTATATGATGAAAATAAAATGAAACAGATTATTCTTGAAGAGCTTATTAAAAAATTTGGCGAGAATGCTATTCTTCGTAAAAAAGATATCGAAGAGTATGTTCAGTCAATCGGTTATGATAATGCAAAATTTCTTTATCGAAAGAAATTCAATGTGGGTTGGGGTAAGTTTCAATTGCCTTCGGACCTGAAATCTTCTAATATTAATATGGTTGCGCAAGTTGTTCCGATTACTCGTGAAGTAAAGATTGAGAATAAGATGCAATTTGATCCAAACGCAGAATCCTCACACAACTATGCGATTGTTCCAGAACGTGATTCTCACTATGTGCCATTTGGTGAATTTAAAGATATTGAAAAAATTATAAAATCAAAACAATTTTTTCCAGTATTTATTTCTGGTATGTCTGGAAACGGTAAGACGTTTATGGTTGAACAAGCGTGTTCTCGTTCGAAAACCAAAATGATTCGTATTCAGTTATCCAAAGAAACCGATGAAGATGATTTGATGGGTGGGTTTCGACTCATCAACGGAGAAACGAAATTCATTAAAGGTCCTGTTCTTCGCGCAATGGAACTCGGCGCATTGCTTCTTTTAGATGAAGCAGATCGCGCAGATCCTGGTAAGATCATGTGTCTGCAGGGCGTTCTTGAAGGCAAACCGTATTTCGTGAAAAAAACTGGTGAAGTTGTTTATGCCGAGCAGGGATTCAATATTATCGTTACAGCCAATACCAAAGGCAAAGGTTCAGAAGATGGTCGTTATGTTTCTGCCACGATGTTGGATGATGCATGGCTTGAACGATTCCCTATCACGATCGAGCAGCAGTTTCCGAATGCGACTATTGAACGAAAAATTCTAACTCTGTATTTTTCAGATAATCGTCAGATAGTAGAGGACGAATCTAAATTTATAGATAAACTCATTATGTGGGCTGAAGTAATTCGAAAGACGTTTGCAGAAAATGCGATTGATGAAGTTATATCTACACGCCGTCTTGTCCATATCGTCCAGACGTATAAGCTCTTTGGTGATCGTATGCGTTCAATTCGTATGTGTATTAATCGTTTTGACGAAGAAACGAAAACTGCATTTCTTGATCTGTATTCAAAAGTAGATGAAACAGTCACCCCGACTTCAGTAGCATCAGATAGCAGTGTTGAGTCTGATGTGCAGGAGACTATGCCACCTGTCGTGGCGTAGGTTTTTAAACTTAAATAGGAGTTTCAAAATATGGTAAAAACTAAAATTAGCAAAACCGCGCGTGTTCTTTCCTACCTGAAACAAGGTAATGATATCACAGAAAGTCAGGCGGCCACTCGATTCGGCATTCGCAATATGTCGGCTGTTGCTTCGTATCTGCGCATGCAGGGTTATGCGATTTATTGCAATCGTAAGACGTTTTCGAATGGTAATACTGCATCAGTCTATAAGCATGGTGCTCCGACTCGCAAGGTAATTGCTGCTGGCTATCGCGCACTCGCTGCGTAGTCTTGTTCTAAAAAACAGGGGAATAATATCCCCTGTTTTTTCTATTATTGATTCAAATATACTGAATTTCAATATAAATAAGTTTTTGATATGAATGTTAAAGGTGAAATATTATGTCTATAGAAGTCTCAGTATCCATTGAAGATCTTCGCAAGCGAAAGATCTTTGTTGCCACGCCGATGTATGGTGGAATGTGCACTGGTCAATATTGCAAATCGTCTGCTGATCTAGCCATACTCTCTTCCAAATATGGAATGGATGTTAGATTTTTCTATCTATACAATGAATCGCTAATCACACGAGCTAGAAATTATCTAGTAGATGAATTTTTGCGAAGCGATTGTACGCATCTGATGTTTATCGATGCAGATATCGGATTCGATCCCGACGATGTAATTGCTCTTTCTGTAATTGCAGAAACAGGAAGCGATAAAGAAGTTGTTTGTGGTCCATACCCAAAGAAATGTATTTCTTGGGAAAAGATTAAGAAGGCTGTTGATCGCGGATTCGCAGATAAAGATCCACAACAGTTAGAAAAATATGTCGGTGATTATGTTTTCAATCCGACAGATGGTCAAGATTCTATTGCCCTAAATGAACCAGTTGAAGTTCTAGAAGGCGGAACTGGATTCATGATTATTCAGCGCGGTGTGTTTGAGAAATACAAAAAAGCATATCCGCATCTTTCATATAAGCCAGATCATGTTCGAACTGAGCATTTTGATGGATCCCGCGAAATTCATGCGTATTTCGATTGCGTAATCGATCCGAAAACAAAACGATATCTTTCTGAAGATTATATGTTCTGTCAGTATGCTAGAGATGCTGGAATGAAAGTCTGGCTATGTCCGTGGATGAAACTTGAGCATCAAGGAACATATGTGTTTGGTGGATCTTTGGTAGATCTAGCTAATCTTGGAGTAACTGCCACTGCTGATGTGGGTATGCTGAAGAAAAAGAAGAAAAAGTGATTTACATTTTGAATTGAGTGTGTTATAATTATATTTTAATAATGGAGTAATAAATGAAACTTTCTAAGCAAACAATTGAAATTTTGAAAAACTTTTCTTCTATTAACATGTCTGTCGTATTGAAGCCAGGAAGTAAAATTCGAACTGTATCTCCTCAGAAAACTATTCTGGCGCAGGCGATCGTTTCGGAAACCTTTATGAAAGAATGTGCAATCTACGACTTGAACATGTTGATAAACATGGCAGAAATGTATGAAGATCCAGAGATCGATTTCAGTGAAACGTCTGTTGAAATTAAAAACGGTCTGGCATTTTCTAGAATTCCATATGCTAGTATCTCTACGATAACATCTCCTCCCGAAAAAGATATCATTCTTCCTAGTGTAGATGTGACATTCACAATCATGAAGGAAGTTATGGCTGAAGCGGTTAAAGCCGCAGCAAATATGATGCTACCGGAAGTTGCTCTATTGGGAAAGGGTGGATCAGCATGCCTTACTGCGATTGATTCACGACACGACGCAGGCGCTGTGTTTAATCATACGGTCGGAACTTCTACGACTAATTATAACATGATTTTTAAAGTAGAAAATTTGAAATTGCTTCCGCGTGACTATGATGTGACTGTCTCAGCCAAAGGTATTGCGAATTTCAAATCTAAGACTGGTGATATCGAGTATTGGATTGCTACAGAGCAAGGTTCTACTTCCGCTTAATAACCGCAATTTAAGGAATAAATTACTATGATCGTTCTAAAATTGGAATTAAATGAAGTTAATATTGTACTACAAGCACTTGGTCAGATGCCGTATATCCAGGTCAATTCAGTGATCGTTAAGTTACAGGAACAAGCTGGTCCACAAGCTCAAGCTGAAATTGAAGCTGCAAAACTTGCAGCAGCACCTGCACCTACTTCAGAGAAGTAAAATATAAAATTTATATTATGGAGTTTAAATGCTTGATCGTGAAGAATTTTTATTTGTTGAAAAATATCGCCCCCACAAAATATCGGATTGTATACTTCCAAATAATCTAAAAACGGTTTTTCAGAAGTTTGTTGATGATAAAGGAATTCCAAATCTCTTATTGAATGGTGGGCCTGGAGTCGGAAAGACAACTGTTGCTCGTGCGATGCTGGATGAAATTAATGGTGATTACATCATTATCAATGGATCGATGAATGGTAATATCGATACACTTCGTAATGATATTCGAAATTATGCTGCAACTGTTTCTTTCACTTCTGATCGGAAGTATGTTATATTGGATGAAGCGGATTATCTAAATGCTAATTCTACTCAGCCAGCTCTTCGCAATTTTATGGAAGAGTTCTCGAATAATTGTGGATTTATTCTGACCTGTAATTTTAAGAATAAGATTATTGCTCCTCTGCATTCCCGATGTTCTGTTATTGATTTTAAGATAGCAGGCAATGAAAAAGCTGAACTTGCGACACAGTTCCTAAAAAGAACTTATACTATTCTAGAAGCAGAAGGAATCGAATATGATAAGAAAGTTGTTGCTCAGCTTATCACTAAATTCTTTCCGGATTGGCGTCGCGTTCTAAACGAATTACAACGCCACGCAGCGACTGGTAAAATCGATGCCGGAATTTTAGCTCAGGTTGCAGATGTAGATTTAAAAGATATCATTAAACATCTTAAAGAGCGCGATTTTACTTCTATGCGAAAATGGGTTGCACAGAATAATGCGATGGAAACTAATACTCTCTTTCGTAAATTGTATGAATCCGCATATGATTATCTAAAGCCGGAATCAGTTCCTCAATTGGTTTTGACTCTTGGAGACTATCAATACAAGAGCGCATTTGTGGTAGACCAAGAAATAAACATAGCTGCTTGTTTGACTTCCATCATGGCTGACTGTCAGTTTAAATAGATTATGAATAATTTAATTATAAAGTCTTCTCCTGATCACGACATTCAACTTCTATGCGAACAAGAGCTTCTAAAGGATGAAAATACTCGTAAACTTTTTTATCATCTAGATTATAATAAAGTTTCAACACACAAAAAACCAATTTGTCATATTAGCAAGTATGTTTATGGTTGTAAAATTCGAGGTGTATATTCTATTTGGAGATCTAAATCACCCCTCGACACGACACGAGATTATCTGTATGTAGGTGCTGTGTTAGGAAATAGTGATATTATTGGTCGAATTAGAGTATTTCTTCAAGTTCTTATAGAAAATAATGGACCACACATCGACCATCCGGCCGCAAAAAAAATGATAACGGAATATGGTCCATCTCGAGTGAAATCTATGATTGATTCGGGTCAATTTTATATGTCGTTTATCTCAGAAGAATTTATTGAGGCGCTTTATAATAATGATCCGCGCCCGTTCATATTAAAGTCTCAGGAAATCGAAACAATACTTATACGGGGTCTACAATCGAAATTTAACAGCAATAGAAAACAAATCATAACGCGAGGCACTGGTAAAACTCCGACAACGAATACGATTTGCGAATTCTATGTCTAGTCCATTTGATTATATAAACAGTGTAAGTCATATCAAAAAAGATATGATGCGGGGAACTGAGAATGACGATCTCGCAGAAAAAGATTATAAACCATTCTTAGCGAATCGCTCGTTATCATTCCACGCTGATTCTATTCTGTATGCAAATGAAATGAATCGTATGGGTCATCTAGATAATCTATTACAGTATGACTTCTATATGAAAAGCCTTCGAAGTCGTAAAAGGTTTAGTAAGTGGTTAAAGCCAGAAGAATCTAAAAAATTAGACATAATTCAAGAAGTTTATAAGTGTAATCTTAGAAAAGCCATAGATATATCGAAGATTCTAACGAATGAACAGTTTGAAGTTGTGAAAGACTACATCTATACTGGAGGAACGAAAAAGTAGATTATTATAAATACTAGATATATGTATTAAAGGTGCTTATAATGAATATAATAGTCGATAACATGATTGAAGTTCTATTAGAATCTCCCGACGATTTTCTAAAGATTCGGGAAACTCTGACACGAATTGGTGTAGCTTCAAAGAAAGATAAAAAAATATTCCAATCTTGTCATATTCTACATAAACAAAATAGATATTTCATCGTTCATTTCAAAGAGCTTTTTGCTTTGGATGGAAAGCCTACGAATTTTTCTGAGGACGATATTGCTCGTAGAAATACGATCAGCAATCTTCTTGCAGAGTGGAATTTATATAAAATTATCAATCCAGAAAAAACAAAAAGCCCAGTCGCTCCAATATCACAGATAAAGATTATTGCATACAAAGAAAAATCTGATTGGATATTAGAGCAAAAATATAACATAGGAAAAAAACGATCTAGTTGAAACTACGTTATAAATAAATTCAGAAACAATCAGTCGATTGTTTTCGAATAAGCTGCCTTCGGGAGCTTTATTTTAATCTTGCTTAATATAAGGAGATGTATATGACACTGTTAGACCTACATAAATTTGATCCGTTCTCAATTGGTTATGATAAGATGTTTGATCGTCTTGAGCTCTTCAATACCGCGCTTAGTAAAGCTGTTCCGGGTTATCCTCCATACAATATCAAAAAGACAGAAAAGAATTTCTACGTTCTTGAATTAGCTGTCGCCGGATTCTCGAAAGAAGATATTGATATAGAACTAACTGATGGAAGTTTGACTGTTTCTGCATCAGCAAAGACTAACGATTCTAAAGAAGAATTCCTACATAAAGGAATCGCTGATCGATCTTTTAAACGAAAATTCGAATTAGCAGATAATGTTGAAATTCGAAATGCAGATTTGGTGAATGGCATGCTCAAAATTTCTTTGGAGTATATTGTTCCCGACAATAAAAAGCCAAAAAAAATCGAGATTAATGCTTCCCAAAATCCGATTGGATTTCATGGCGTCAATGCTAAAGAATTTTTGACGGAGGTTAATCATGGCTGAAATTATTAAGATGTATAAAGCTGTGCACTTATATCTTAAACAAGTCAGAAAACTTCGAAAAGATTAAAATATATGTGATATAAGATGGGGAATTATCCTCCCCATCTTATAAATAGAAAAAATCCTATAAGGTATAATTTCTATGTCCATGTCATTCGAATTCACAAAAAATCATCTTAAAGAAATTCTTCCGAGTATACCATATTTAGATGAATGGTATGACGCTTTATCTAAAGTGCTTCCCGAATATGATATAACGACTCCACAAAGAGTTGCTGCTTTTATTGCTCAATGTGCTCATGAAAGCGGCGGATTTAAGGCACTGAAAGAGAATTTAAATTATCAGGCCGCATCTTTATGTAGAGTTTGGCCTAGATTATTTCCAACAATTGAAATAGCAAATCAATATGCACATAAGCCAGAGATGATCGCAAATCGTGCTTATGGTAATCGCATGGGTAATGGTGATGAAGCATCTGGTGATGGGTATCGTTATTGTGGTCGTGGATTGATTCAACTAACAGGAAAAGATAATTATACTGCGTTTGCAGAAAGTATCGAGACCCCCATAGAAGAATTACCGGAATATCTTTCGACATTTGAGGGCGCTGTTCAATCAGCTGCATATTTTTGGAGTGAGAATAATTTAAATCAATATGCTGATAGTGGCGATATTTTAACAATGACCAAACGTATTAACGGCGGAACTATTGGACTTGAGGATCGAAAAAAACATTATGCCCATGCTCTGCACGTTTTAGGAGCTTAAATGGCAGAAGAAGATTGGATGCAAAAGAAATGGAGACCAGCTATGGGTTGGACTTATATGATTATTTGTTTACTAGATATGGCAGTGTTTCCGATTATTTGGAGTTTGGCTCAAGTTTTGACTAAGCAACCTATTTCACAATGGATGCCACTCACACTTCAAGGTGCCGGATTATTTCATATAGCTATGGGTGCGGTATTAGGCATTGCTGCATTTGGTAGGACACAAGAGAAGGTGGCTGGTGCAGCTAGCAATATTGAACCACCAAAAGCACCGATTCCCGCAGTATCAATTCCTGTAGCACCGATTCCCGCAGTATCAATTCCTGTAGCACCGATTCCCGCAGTATCAATTCCTACAGCACTGATTAAAAAACCTCAACAGGAAGAACCTCCAGCACTTTAACTAAAGGAAAATTACTATGGCTAGAAATGTATCTGCATTAATTCTTATGGGAACATTATTATTTTTTGGATTGAATAGTAGTGTTTATGCAGCTGAGAGTAAAAAAGTTTGCAAAAATGTAACTGTAAAAGGTAAGACTACTCAAAAATGCAGAATTGTGAAAATTCACAAAAAATTTGATGGTAAGAAGGTTCCAGAAAAGGCAAAGAAAAAATAATGAATGATATATTGATTATACGATTGATTAGTGGTGAAGAAGTTATTGCAGATATGTCATCAGCCGA